CTGGGAAGGCGGTCAGGCCAGTAAATAGCGCTACTTTTGCTCCCGACCCTCCCTGTCTGGCTTGTAGGTAAATGCGGACCCAACACTCATTGTCTGTTATCTTTTCCGTCATTGTGACGGAAGCAGATTCCCTTAAATCTGACGTACTGTCCCGGTCAATACTACCCTCAGTAAATTCAAATTCTTGACGGTCTGTCCACGTCTTAGGGTCAACTGTTGTTAAAATATATCTTGCTGAAAATCCTTTGCTCCAATCCATCACGCCACCTCATTAGGATGTTCTGCGTTCCACTGTTCTTCCGTCACAGCATCCAGTTCTTCCGAATCCACTTTTTTTATCGTTAATGAGAAATCTGTCCTCATTTTATTATCGTGGTCTTTTTTCTCCGACACCTGTATATCGCAGGAAAACGATGAACCATCTGGTGTCCTAACGTGACATATTCCGGGATACGTTGCGAGCCGTCTCATTTGCTCAATCATCGTTGGTTCTGTCAGTGAGATACTTACTGCATCAATTTTTAAATCGCGAGTGATCGCAGGGTTCCAATCGCCTTGCACAGAGCCCCCAAGGTATACTGTCCTCTCAAAATCTTTATCCCACGAATTATCTAAATCAAGGTTATACTGGATTTCGATAGATTCACCGTCAAAATCAATGATTGCCTTTTTATATTCGATGGAAAAATCGCTATATAACCACGCAAACGAACTATCTGACGTTATATAGTCACCGTTGGCAGTTTTATTTACAACCAGTATGCCGCCGTACTCATTTAACGCCGGGTATGGGTCAACATATTTCTGTCCATAAACCCCATTTTCCAGAATCAATTCTGCTCTGTCTACACTCATCCGATACAAGTCGAATGTATCCCCATCAGCATATGTGGTTGGTTTAGCAACAACAATACTCGCTGTTTTGTTGTCTGCAATCGTATTTACAGTGGCCGTTGGTACTTCCGGCTGGTGTTTCCACCGTACAACAAACGGTATCTTTTTTTCTGCCACATGGTCATAAATGTCTGTAAATGCAATCTGTATGCTGTACCTTGCACCGTCATCCATCTGCCCGATCAGGTCGCTTAAGCCAATAGCATAGCTGTCTGTTTCACTGCCAGTAAAACTAGCAATAATTTCATTGGCAAAATGTTGTTCCTTTAATCCGTCCGGGCGCAGAATATAATAATCCTCGTCCCTGACAATCGTTACTTTTGCTGTGCCAGCAGAATCCCCGAAGGAAGGGACTATTGTTAATGGTAGCTGCTCTAAATAATTTGTTGTACCTTCCGATGATTCTGGTACTGTCTGGTCGCTTGTTTCCGTGGTAACATCGCCAGAATTATATGCAGTTGATTCCGAAACAAGATTTGTTGTCACGCTGTTTATCGCAGGTTTTGCAACAATTTCAACAGCCACAGAATCTGACCATGCCCCTTCCTTGCCTCCCTGTGCTGTAACCATTGCTTTTAAATAATGGATTTCTCCTACATTCCATAGATTGCTCAAAAGGCCACTTGCAGTATAGATTTTATTAATGTTTTCAATAGTTTCCGATAATGTCTCCATGCCGGAAGACATCATTAAAACAACGACGTTTCCATCTTTGCCTTTAACTGGCTCATCGTTAACCGCTTCCGCTATTTTTATGCTCGCTTTGCTGTTTCCGGTATAGCCGACACTACAAATAACTGTGTCGTCCATACTAAGATAGTTTTCTGTTGTTGCTAATGTAGGTGTTGTTGGTGTCTCGCTCAGTGATACGGAAACCGTATCAGACCAAGGAGATAGCACTTCTTCGTCCCCGGACGTATCCCGCAATCTTACGCGGAAATAATATGTTTTTGCCGATTCCAGGGACCCGATATGCCACGTTGTTTCCTTGTCCTCTACATCATAAGTAGTTGGGGCGTCCGTACTAATCCATGCGTCCTCATGGTCTGCCCACGCAATGGTAGCCGCATCTGCATTTTTCCACGACCAATCCCATGTTAGTTCCACGGTATCAGATGCCACTGCCATTGCAGTTATATTTTTCGGTGGGACTGCAATCTTTCTTGTTTCCGAGTAAACCCACCCTGACTGCATGAGGGGGCTAAGTTTGTAGGTGATGCCAGATGCTCCGTTTTGAGGTGCAGAAGTTCCGGTAAAATTCTTGAGGGCAATCTGGTATTCAGCGCCGCCGGACACGTCCGGACACGTAACTGTGATTGTCCCTTCTTTGTCGGTGATCGCGATAATACCTTTTTCCTCGTTGTCTATTTTCATCCAGATTGCTGTTTTGGCGTCGGGAACCTCTGTATTTCGCTCAACGTTATTGATGATAAGTGTTGTTCCTGTTGCCGATACCGTATCAAATGACGGGGATTTTAAAGCCCCTCGCGCCGCTACTCGTGGCTCAGAGTATGCATATTTTTTATCGTGCGTACTTTGCACTCTTGTCCACATAACCTGGTCTTCCGCTATGCCATCGTCTGTGTTAAAATCTGCTGACACCGTATAATCATGGTACGCAACAGTTACTCCTGTACTCCATGATGTGCCGGTATACCTCTCTCCGCTTTCCGGCGTGTCTATGGCATATTGTAACTCCATAGAATCCACAGGGCGGTCCCGCGGCGATGCCTGCACCCAGTTTGCCCATACATAGCGGCTAGAGGAGCCTATCTCTTTGCTCCCTGTACTCTGTATATTTGGACGCTCTGGGATGCTGTAATAATGGTATGCATAGCTCCAACCGGAATCTCCGGCACACCCTCTCGATTTTGCCCTTACAATACGGCAAAATGTCTTGTTTTGTGTCGGGGAACCATCCTCTGTTATCGCCCATGTGCCAGACGCTCCCGTATAGGATGCATTGGTAAAGCGAGCGTTTGCAATGGCGCCCTTATAGTTTGTCATTAATGCGGTCTGTACCTGCGTCCTTGCAAAATGCCTTGCATCATTTGCCTCGTATGAGGTATTCCAAGTAAATGCACCTTTATTTGCGCCAGTATCATCAAGAGAATAAGAAACGGAAGGGGCATTTGGTGCATAAATGGTAAATGTCTTTGTGGAATGTGCGGCTGTATAGGTATGCTTTTTATCACTTTTTGTTTTGCCCTTTACCTTAAATTCTATCGCGTTTAATAATTTTGATGAGACAGGATAATAATTTTTTGCATTAAGTGCTACCGTTTTTTTGGTTGCTGATTTTCCCACATTTATTTTCTTCCACTTTGTCCAATCCCATTTAGAAGCACCGGCGTTTTTTGTATGTAGACGATACCATAGCCACTGTCCATCCTCATATTTTTTCGTCGGTATCTTCCAAGATATTGTAAATTTCAAACCGTCTCTCGATATAGACAGACCGCTAGGAGCAGCAGACTTTTTCTTTGCCATTATGCCATTTTCACCTGCCTTCTAAGTTCACTTGCCATTCTTCTTCCCCATTCTTCTGGGTTATCTGCACCGTTTACAGTTACGTTAATAGTTACATCGTTTTTCGTTCCCTGTGTTGCCTCTTTGATATCGTTCATCAGTCTGCTACGACCGTACAGCATCTCGTCTCCTGCTTCTCCTGCTCCAAACAATGTGGCATCAGAAAATACATATGGACTTTCCATAGCCTTTTTATACCAGCTAATATGGAACGATGGCAGGGAACCCTTTCCCCCAATACCGAACGGAGCTTTTCCGCCGGAAACACTCAGGTGCGGTAGGTTTAGGTGTGGAAGAGACCAGCTAAACTTTAAGGCGCTCTTAAACCGTCCAGGGAAGCTTTTTACAAGGGATACTGCCTTAGTAAAGATACTTTTAACAGCCGATGGTATCTTAGTAAATGCTCCTTTTACAGCCGATAAAATACCATTTCCCTTAAATGCTCCCTTGAATCCGTTTACAGCATTTTTAGCGGCACCCTTTAAAAGGGAAGGGAGATTTTTGACCCCTTTTATTATGCCGGTAACAATGTTTTTACCAAGCGAAAACCAGTTAAACGCTGTAAATACGCTTACGATTGCTGTGATAATCTTCGGTAAATTAGCAATTAATAACGGAATCGCACGAACTAAGCCAATCGCTAAATTTGTTATGATTGTTACTCCTGTTGCAAGGATTTTTGGCGCATTATCGTTAATAATGCCAGCCAAATTCGTTATGATTGTAGGTACATATGCAATCAATACAGGAATAGAATTAATCAGCCCTTGAGCAATATTCTGGATAAGTGTCAGGCCTGCATTTATCAATTTGCCTGCGTTGCTCCTCAATGACTCTGTAAATTGTGTCAGCATCGGCAACGCCTGCCCCAAAAAGGTCGGGATGCCCTGAGTCATGCCGTTAGCGATAGTCGTCAGCAAATTAACTCCGACCGATGTAAATACATTTAGCCCTGTGGAAATCGTAGAGGCAAGATTATTTAACAGTTGGCTGACAGCAGTTGTAATACTGCCAGAATTTTGAGTAACGCTTGAAATTAAACCGTTTATGAGGTCGCCGCCGATTTTTGTCAGCCCCGGCAACTGGCCGCTAAAATTAATCGCATCTTGCGCCAGTTTGGAAAGGGCGCCGCTTATGCCGCCAGATTCCATCGCCTCAGCTAATCCACTAACCTCGCTTGTTATACCTTTGATGGCACCACGGATAGTACCCGAAAAGGTATTATAAAAAGCAAGTTGCAGGCCTTCTGTGGCGCTAGATAGCAAGGTTATGTCGCCCTGCAAATTATCTAACTGCGTAGCCGCCTGTTGTGCTGCGGAGCCGGAAGAATCCTGTATTCCTTTCCAAAATTTTTGCACAGTCGCATCACTCGATGCGGTCATTTTATTAAACGCCTGTAAGCCTTGCGTTGTAAAAATCGTTGCAAGAGCATTGTTTTTTTGTTCCGCTGTCATACCCTGCAAAGAGCCATTAAGCTCGTCTACGAGGTCGTTAAAATCTTTTGCCTCGCCGTTTAACTTATAGGCGGATACATCTAACTGATCTAAAGCTTTTGATGCATCATCAGTCGGAGTATATAAGTCCGCCATTGCCCTATTTAATGCCGTAGATGCCTCGGAGCCTGTCACGTTCTGCTCTGCCAAGCGAAGCAAGGAAAGCGTGACACTGTCCGCCGCTTGACCGTAGTTTTTCGCTGTGGCAGCAGAACCGGAAAAAGCCTCTCCAAGGCCTCTTACGTCCGTATTAGCAAGAGTAGCACCCTTTGCCATCAAATCGGCATAGTAAGATGCGTTACTCATCGAGTCACCAAAGCCTTTTACAGCTCCGGCAGTATATGATGCCGATTCTTCCAGACTCATAGCACCGGCAGAGGCAAGGTTAAGTACCGTTCCGATACCGCTAATCTGCTCATCCGCCGACAAGCCAGCCTGAGCAAGGATATTCATTCCTTCCGCCGCTTCCGTTGCGGTGTACTTTGTTGTGCGCCCCATTTCCTCAGCCTTGGCTTTGACGTTCCCTATTTTGTCTACGGTTGTTCCCATAGTAGCTGCTACCTGAGACATTGCAGTATCAAAATTCATTCCGGCATCTATTGATGTTTTTGTAAATGCAACGGCGGCAGCAGAGCCGGCCACCATAGCTGTTTTAGCTACTTTCCCGACCGCTTTAAATGCCCCGCCAATTTTTGATGTGGACGAGCTGGCGTTACCTTCTGCGTCTTTCAGCCCCTGCTTATATGCGGTGTCTTTGATTGCCAGAGTGACAAACAATTCCATCACATTCAATCACTCATCACCACCAATCCGGCTTTTTTAATGACGTCCGCGGCTATTTCTTCGCCAGTCTTTGTTACTGTTTGCTTTTTATCGCTATTAATTAAATCAAAAAATGATACATAGAGATATTTCCCACCGAACGCCTGCGAAATGCTTTCGGTTACATATTTCAGCCCATCGGCCATGTATCGTTTGTAAATTAATTCCTCTGTGTCGTCTAAAATCTTAGCCTTGACGTACAGCAAGAATCCCTTTACGCTTCTTCCTCTGTATTCTCCTGCGCATCGCCAGAGGGTTCTTCTGCTGCGCTTGTTGGCGCTGAGAAAAAAAGCTGACGTACCTCCGGCTCATTGATGAGGTCAACCATGCCTTTGATAATGTCCATTAATTTATGCTTTTTCTTGTATTCCTCAACACTCTGCAATTCAAACGCTGCTAAGATTCCAATTACATCATCTTTGTGTGTTTTTAACAGCCTAGGAGCTGTTTTAGCACCCCTAGCAAAGACTTTGATATATTTCTCCCCTTCCTGCGGTACAAGCTTCTGGCACAGGCTGAGCGCATCATCATCGTCTGCAATGTTACCGATATGTTCGAGGGAGTTCGCAATGGCTTCTAAACCCTGTTCTGCTGTTAATTCTGATAATTTCATGCTTTACCTCCTACGCCGCTTCGCCTGTTTTGATATAAACCTCGTAAGGTACTGTCTCTGCGTTCTTAATGCTGTAATGTCCTGTGTATTCGAAATCAAAATTTCCTTTGGATTTATCATCTGATTTAATCTTAAATCCGCCCGTTGAGAGTGCATTCATAATTTTGATTGCGATAAATCCGGCGGAATCCCCGGAATTTTCGTCCGAATAGTCGCCAATCCACCAAATATCCTTAAAATCTTCTGCCTTTAAATCTGCCCTTGGTGTTACTTTGTTTCCCGCTACGTCTGCCGCCGCCATAAAACTTTTAGCCTGTGCGGTATCCATTGTAACGGCTGTGCCTGATAATTTTACTTCGATAGATTCGATTTCCTTGAGTTCCATCGTGTTTTTAGGCACATTATCAATGTCTTCCCCGAAATCCGTAAAGGATGGCTCCGCGCTAAAGCTACAACCGCCGCTGGTTGCCATGAGGATGTTAGTTGCTGTTATGGCACCCGTTTCCGGCTCAAAAGCTGATACAATAATACCGGCGTTAATCTGTATTTTTTTGAAAAGGTCAGAAGGTACCTGCGTATACTTCATTTGCTCACCTCATTAAATAGTTATAAATTGCATAGTTATTACTGTGTATCTGCGTACTATTGACGAGTCAGCTTCATCGACTAAAGGAGTCCAAGGCTGGTCTTGCGACAGAAAAATGATTCCATCATCGCACTTGACCGTGGTTCCTCCTTGCAATCTGTCACTGATTTCTTTCGCCTTTTTATTTGGGACTGCCTCAGATTCTGTGTGGTACCAGACATTTACGACGCTAGCGGCGGCCGCACCTGTCCACCAATTTGCTATAATCGGTTCGTATGTGATAAAAGGGAAAGCGGTATCTTCCGGCACCCTGTTAGACGGATATGCAGTTATGCCGAAGGATGACCAAAATTGATATAGTGCCGCCGTTGGGGTCATGACGTTAACTCCCACTTCTCCGCCATGACCTGTGCTATGTCTAAATTAGACGACGCAGGGGTTTCTTTTTCTCCTGCATTTGATGTAACTCTAAAAATTTTTCCGTCTTTTGTTTTTAATACATCATGATAGCTCAGCTTTACTGTTTTAGCTGTAGTAATTGTATATGTTGCTGTTACACCCTCTTTTTCCGCCACTCTGGCAGACATAGAGGTATCTCGGACTATTGCCGCCTGTATTTTAGCGCCCTCGACCCACTCGGTGATAAATCCACCCTCGCCGTCAGAAGTACGCTTTTTATCCATAAGTATGCAATCCTGTAAAAATTCATTGATTAAACTCATGCCATTTTCCTCCATGGGTTCAGGCGTGCTCTAAATACATCCTGCCACGTGTAAGCCTCGCCTTTAGAATTTGTTGCCCTGCTGTACGAATAGCCGCCAAATGACTCTGACTGATACGCTCCTGAATTTCCATTTTTTGCCTGCCACTCGCTGATTTCGTCCACTAGTGATAAAAACGGTTTAGGGATAGCCAGTGGAACCACTACGCCGTCAAACGTCTCCTCCTGTAACGGGGCAGTATTGCCTTTGTGATACTGATAAACCCCGTCATTAAAAATAGAACCGCTTATCAAATAATACTGCCCGTCCTGTAACGGGAGGCGGATCGCGGTGTCAGAATAACGTAGATCTTTGGTGTCTGTCGTTGCATCTATGTGCGTGTCAAAAAGCAATTCCCCGATTGTTATTTTGCCTGTGATTGCCGCTCCTTTGACTGGAAAGAAATTGTGAATATGATTCATGACTTCGTAAAGCACTCAATCAACCCCTTTTATTTTCCGTTCGAACTTGCTTCCGAAACGGTGCTTGATACTTCTGGGATGGTATCTGTAGTTCCGACAGTAACTACGCAAACACCGTCAAGGTATTCTGCCCACAACTTCATGCCCATAATGGCGTATGTTTCGCCTGTGGCATTTGTATAGTTGCCGCCTGCGTGGAATCCAATCAGATTTGTTTCGCCAGATGTTGTGTAGTCCAGGCCAAGTTTTTTAAAATCACTATCGCCGGGATCAATATAATACAAGTCAATATTTTCTACAGGTGTTGCAATAACAGTTTTTGCCGGGATGTAGGCGTCAGGGAGGAGGAACAGTGTAGAGAAACCAAAGAAGTCTTTGATATACTGCAATCCAAACATTGTCTGCACAGTAATCTCTTTATCACCTAACCAGTCGTAAAAATCCATTACATTTGCAAATCCTACGACTTCGGTTACATTTCTGTTCATGCCTGCGAATTTGTTGAGTACAGCACCTTTTGCGATTGCAAGTGCTTTCTGCCATTTTTTCTGCGTTCCCTTTAATGTTCCTGTTTTTAAAAACGTGTAGAAATCTTTCAAAACCTTGTTCTGCAGCTCAACCATAAAGGCATCATCTGTCTTTTCGATTGCAACGGTTGCGCCCCATTTTGCCACAGACTCAAGAGTTAAAGATTTAGCGTATTTTTCTACAACAATATCTTCTCTCTTGCTTTCCACAACTTTAAACTGTGTAAAAGGGATTGCCTCGCCCTCACCTACGCTTGCGCCGCCCTGTAAAGCTTCATCTTTCATCTGCGCTTCGTAGGTTACTAAGCTAGTGCCCGGCTCTTTTCTAATAGGTCTAAAGATTCCCAAGATGGTTCTTAATGCATCCCAGTTTTTTTCAAATCTTGTTACAAAATCAATTTCTCTCGCTTTGAGAGTGCTATCTGTATTTAATACAGTGCTAGTAGTTACTCCTGGCATTGTTTACTCCTTTCAAAATCCAAAAATTTCGTGATTTTCCGCAATCGCTTTCTGACGTTCGCCTGCATCTTTAATTTCCATGATTTCTTTCTTGGTCATTTTCCCCGGTTCTCCTCCCGGTGGATTTGATACGTTAGCGCCCTGAGTTTTTTCAGTTGTAATATAATCGGCATACGCTTCTTTGATGCCTTTTTCTACCTCTGTTGCGTTCTCAAGTTTGCCGTCAGTTCCGATTTTTAAATTATCAATAGTCTCTTTTGATGCTTTTAATGCAAGGTTAATTACCTTGCTAGACACGCCGGAATCCTCAAGCATCTTTTTGTATGCGGCTTCTTTCGCATTGTAGGACGCTTTCTTGTCCTGTTCGGCTTTGTAGCTCTCAAAACCTGCGTGTTCCTTCTCGTACTTGCCTTTCCAGTCGTCCTTTTCATAGTCCTCCAATTTCTTCTGGAGGTCTGGGACTTTCTCTGCATCCTCTTTGTATTTACTAATCTCACCCTTGAGACCCGTAACGGTTGCAGAATGTTCTTCGATGATTGCGGAAATCTGTTCGTCTGTAAGTGTCATGCTTTTCAAAAAAGCTCTTGTTAATGCCATTTGATTTACTCCTTTTCTTTGAGGGATTTCTTTCCCTAAATGACTTTATATGTAAATCACAGTACTTCGTGATTACTTGCTAAATTCTTTCGCGGCCTTAAGGGAATTTGTCCCGAACTTGCCATCGTTTTTCAAGTTACAGCGCGACTGGAAAATTCTTACCGCGTCTTCCGTCTTCTCTCCATACTTGCCATCGGTTTTTAATTTCGCTCCGATTGCCCAGTTTAGAAAATCCTGTAATTTTGTAATTTCATTCTGTGTGTCTTTTAATACCGTGATACCGTCTAAAAACTTGTAGTAGCCTCGTGGCGGCAATTTAGGGAATCCCCCTGTGTATTTAACATTTTTCGTTGTTTCTTCCTTCTGTGCCGCCGCCGGGAAGTCATGATATAAAATATTTAAATCAAACTTGCCGCCGTTGCCGGTTGAAACCTTGTCCGGAAACACGCCAGAGCTGGTATACTGCCACCCCATAAGGTTAGACACGCTTGCGGGCTTGTAAGATTTTTTCGGCGTTGCCTTAAATGCCATGCGGTTATAGCCTTTGTAATAACGTGCAATCCACCAGTTTTTACACTTGACCTTGTTTTTGTCAATATGCTCCGCAAAGTATGATTTGCCAGTGTAAACGCCGAATTTATACCCTCTTGACTCAACGACAGTCTGTGCCGCGTTGATGATTGATGCAATCATGCCTTTTGTCAGCTTAGCTTGTACTTTGTCCTCAATATCAAACCAAACGCCGTATTTAAAATGTTTCTTACTAATTTTGTCGAGGATGTCGCATACAAGTTTCATGTCTGACTTAGCTTTCGCCACTGTAGTAGCGTATGTGTAGTTATACACGCCCCATGGGATACCCAATTTCTCACACTTTTTATAGTTCTCCTCAAATTTTTTATCTTTGCCTAAATCCTTGCGGATAATCTTAATAATTGCACCATCGCAACCGTATTTCTTTACTTTCTTCCAGTCAATCGTGCCGTTGTATGCAGATACATCAATAATTTTTCTCTGTGTCATTTTCTCACCCTTTCCATCTCAGCACATATAAAATCTTCTGATTTCCATTGATAACTCTGTGTATTTTTTTATATGTTCCGCCTGCTTTTTTAGTGTTAGTGCTAGCCTTTCCGGCGTCCCACCACACCATTTTGTTGTCGTCATTAACGCCTGCAAAAATGTTAGTATGTAGGCGATAAAAGCAAATGTCTCCGGGCTTTAATTTGTTTTTATAATCCCGGGGTAATTTATTTACTTTTATCAATCTATATCGTTTTGATATAGCCGTTTTTGTTCCTGCGCCCTTATAGATAACTGTTCCGTTCCTGTTGCAATAAAACAGTTGTCCCGGTTTGAGGATGCCTAATTGCTGTAGACAATAGCAAACATATGATGCACAATTACTTACCTTTTTTTTCTTTGCGCCTGCCCAGCTATTCGCCACGCCCTGAGAGTATTTAAACTTTTTATCAGTAAAATACTCCGCCGTTTCTTTTGCCTTGACGAGTAAAGACAATCTGTCCATTATCCCATCGCTCCTTTTAATTCGTTTGCAATAATTGCTGTATATTCTTTCGCGTAATTTGCCGCCGCCGGTTTTAAATACGGCTGCGCCCTCTGACCGTTTGTGATGTGCCATTGTCCCTTATCGTCCTGATAAGTCCACGGGGTCTTTCTTCCTCCCTTGTAATACACGCCAGTTCCCAGTTCCACATAGGCGGCATATTCTTCGTTACTTCCTATTATCTCTGTGAGATTTTCCAAGTCAGTCCGATGCGTAATGCTATTTCTCAACGCGCCCGTATCGACCGGGCAAAGGTCTTTTGCGTGCCCCTCTGCGGCGGCTCCTGCCTGCTCTAATGCTCTTGCAAGTGCCATCGTGGTCTTGAGTATTACTTCGTCTACATGGCTTACAACATCAATATCCGCCATTATATTCGCCCCCTTTGCGTTGCTAACCATTCGTAATAGGTCATGTCTTCTACAACTTCGTTTCTGCCTGTTTCCAAATTCTTAACGCGTATCATTCGTGGTTGTGCCAGTTCGGCGGGCAGCGCAGTTCGTTGCGTGCATCGACAGTTATAAACCTCCGCCGGGATTCCGCTTGGGTCTCCCGGATACATAAGACCGTTTGAGTAAGCCATGTTAAACGGTACTTCCTCGCCGTCTAACGCTCTGTGACTATCTCGTGTCCTCAAATCTTTTGTCGCTGTCCAATGCTTAACTACATCAATCCCCATCTGGTAGGCTTCCTCGTATGCCGCCTGCCTGCCTCCATTCTGCGCTCCTGTGAATGCTGTGCGGGCGTTTCTAATTGCGGCAGTATGATTCATACCTGCAACGTCTTGGAATCGCCCTGCGAGCTTTTTTATGCTGTCGCCCTGTAAAATTCCTTGCAGTAGTGCATTTTGCAATTTCTTTTTATTCCAATGCACGTCCTTACTTTTTAGTATCCTACGCGGTGGAAGAATCTTCTGCTTTCTGACCGTCAGCCGCTTAACTGTGTGTTCGTCAACCAAATTAAATGCAATATCTCCAATCTCTTTTATCTGTCTGTCAGGTACAAGAGATTTAATCATGTACGCCTCAAAATTGCGATTGAGGGCAATCACAAGAGGGGTCTTTTCGTTGATATACGCTGCGGCAATCTGGTTTGATTCCGTCAGTCTCTGCGCCATATCCTCGCGCAGCGCCTCCCACCTCTGCCCTCTGCCATACTGATTCATCAGCCATGCTTCAAACTCTTTTTTGCTGTATTTCCCTGCCTGGTATGCCGCATATTCTTTGGCGTATCGTCTGGAAAACTGTTTAAAATAGTTTCTCGCTTTGCTGTCAAGCTCTTTTTCAGCCTGCTTATATACGTCTGCTAACCGTTTTTCTAACTTTTGTAACTCCTGCTCTGTCCACTTGTCGGATGGATACATGACTACTCATCCCCTTCCGGGTTATCTTCCGGCGTATCTGGTTCAGGTGGTTCTGTGTAGCGGTTATATGATTCTTCGTCCAGCTTTTTCAAAATGTCCGACACTTCCTCCGGTGCAACAAACGGTAATTTTTTCAGGATGGTTTCTTCATCCAGATAATTTGCTGCCTCAAGAATCATGTCTGTTCGTTCCTTCTCGTTACTGATTCTGTTCCGCTTAAATTGCGGTTCGTCATCAATTCCTGCAAGCTCCAGAATCTTTTCGATCGCATCGCCTACGAAGTACTCAAAATCATCTGCATTGTCGTCTAGTGGCTGGTATGCCGCGTCGATATGGTCGTTTGTTGCTCCGGCGGCTATGGTGTGTACATCCAGCGCCCCGAAGTCCTCATAAATTTCTGACCGCATCTGCGTGAGAAACTCTTTTCTGGCGGTATACGGCGGCTCTTGTGTGTATGCCTGTACCTGCCCTTCCTCAGCCTTTGCGATGTGCTGAAACTTGAGCCGGTCCCTAAACTCTGCCAGCTCGTCATCCGTCATACCGTCAGCGTTGGAAATGAGCCAATACATCTGTGCACAGTCGTCTAAATCATTAGCAAAACCACTTTGTACCGCATCGTAGGCATCAATCTTTGACTGCATTCCCCTCAGGGTGCTTATATGTCTTTTGTTGCCAAACATCGGCACAATAGGTAGACTGCTATAATTTTCTTCCCCGATGATTTCGGGTTCCAAATTATTAGCAACCTCGACTCTTTGTCTGTATGCCCGCTTGGGAGCGGTCTCTTTCAATTCTCCAAATTTGCTTTCTGCACTGTAGGTTGTATAGCCATCTATTTCGTATAGCACAACCTTAAACGGTTTCTGCTCGTCCAGCTGCCAGAATCTTATGCCTGCCATCAATGCTCCTGTGTCCTCGTCCCACATTGGGGCGAACTGTGTGAGGGGAAATTCGTGCACGTGGTCCACATTCCAGAACAAAAAGGACTGACCATGAATTAACGCATCGTATGCTGCCTCTTTAATTCTTGTGTCAAACTTTTTGCCCAGTTTATCCTTGACACTCATGTCATTAAAAAAGACGCCGTTTCCTAGACTGTACGAACAACGCTGTGTATTTAATTTGTGAAAGAAATTAGAGCATATCCGTGCGTTAGACGAAAAATTATCTATCTTTTTTTGACCTAGCAAGGTGTAATAAACACGCTGGAATTGCAAGATAGTCTCATTTTCCTGCGCGTCATACTTGTCCGCCTTTAACGCCTCTTTGTATGCTCCCGTACTCTCGTGGAATTTTATAAACTGATTTATAAATTGCCCTTTGTCTTTTGCGGCAACAAAATCTTGATATGATAGATACATTGTTATCACCCTAGAATTGATTTGTATTGTTTTGTTCGGCTGCGCTTGACGAGTTTTAATGTTTTTACAAGATACCTGATAGCATCCATTGCGTGGTCTGACTGTTTTATAACTGCATCCCTGCCTTTGTCAGCCGCTGTTGGGTCCCATGCATAGATGCCAAATTCCTCGATCGTGTGTGTGCAAGACGGGTCAAACGATAATTTGTCTTGTGTCAACATCGTCTCAACATCCGCTATCCCATCGTTAACAGTGTTATCCGCCTTTTTGACCTTATGCCCTCTACTGCGTAGCTCCACAATGAGAGCGGCAGCGGATGGGTCAACAATGACTAAATCATCTTTCTGCCCGTTTAGCGTGTCCTCTAGTCCTTTTACTAGCTCACTGACTGACTTCATGCGGTTGTTCTCTCTGCCTGAATAGTAGTACTCTTTTATGCAATGCCAGTTACCGGTATCTACTCTTTTCTGCCAGACGAGGAATACGGTAGCGTTCTGCATACCAAAGTCGGAGCTAACAATTATCTCTCCGCTAGTCTCTGCTTTGCAAACGTGTCTTGTCTCCGAAAACATATCGTACACAAGACCTTCTGCCACCGCCCAGTTGCCTAGTATGTAGCGTTGGTACCTGTGTGTCCCGGAGTACTCTTTTATTAACTCATCCACTACCGCCGGAGGCAGGCAGCCATCGTGTATGTTGTACGCCTGCTGGAATATATCTGCATCGGAATCCAGAAAGCCTTTGAACCAGTGTTTCGGTCCCGCCGGGTTGCACGTCCCATCAAAATGACTGTGCGACGTTCTGAGACGAGATTTTAACATCTCGAAAACTTCTTGGTTCCACGTCGTCACCTCATCGCCATAGGCGTACTCGATTGTTGCCCCCTGTATCCTTGCAACGTGCTTCTTGTTGTCAGCACCTAGTGCATATACCTTTTTGCCAAATAGCTGTACTGTGTTGTCGCTCCGTATCTCGCCAACTAGCTCCTCGCCCCATATCTCTCGCATAGGGTCAAGTATGTTTCGCTGTAGCGTGCCTCTGGTGTTTCCCAGCATCACAGCCAGCCCTAATCCTTTTAGGTGTGTCAGACGTTGAGGAATTACAACTGTGTAGTCAACAAAAGATTTCCCGGAGCCTGTTGCTCCGGTCTTTACGTTCCAACGATGATTACAGCCTTGCAGGTATTCTGCCTGCTTGCTAGTCAATGGCACTATCGACACCCCCAAGGATTTCAATAGCTTTCGCCAGTGCTTTGTCACTTGCACTCTCTGACTGCGGCTTATCACGCCATTGTTCTGGTTTCCTGTTCTTCAACCAAAATATCTGTGCTGTTGTGTCCGGCGCAACGTGCTTCTTTGTTACTTTTCGCTCCGTCATTACTCCGCCTTCGTACTTTTCGCTCGTCTCCTCGTAGCTGTACCCTAACGCTCGTTGTAACAGGCTTTTTTCCACTTGCCTGTCCACAACATCTTTTCCCTTTTTTAAGGTATCGGCTAAAATTGGAAATTTTTTCTTCCATGTATACAAGGTATCTGGGTTAATGCCGATGTTCGCCGCAATCTCTTTGTCTGTGCATCCATCTCGTGCCCATCCCTCTAGCTTAAGCAACCCTTCTTGGGTCAGCCACTCCTGGTATTTACTTATCCCATTTTGGGGTCACCTCCTAAATACAACCATAACCCCGTAATGGATTGTTTACGGGGTTATATGAAAGGAAAGAAAATATGAAAAAAATCGTTTACACCAGTTGCATAGCGCAACTAGATACAAGTATAAGGAATTGCACCTTAACAGCCGCCGGGGTAAGACTAATAAGCGGCTGGTCCCTAAACACTTGTAGACCCGCAACCTGTATGGAACGCAAGGCACCGTGGGATAGGTGTCTTGCGTACTCTCTTTTACGCGGATGAGAGTTTACACTTTTACCACAAAAAGATAGAGGAGGTTATGTCTCACAAAAAGTTACCAGTACTCGTCCGTACAAGTGTATTGTACGACATCTTTTAAGCCACGTTAGACAAACATAAAAAAAGAGGGGGAAATAATTCCCCCTCTCTAATATCCCGCATATTTCCCAGCCAAATTGGCGAAAGCACTAAGCCATCTGCGTATAGTCATTTCTGCATATCCAAGCTTATCCGCCGCCCCTGCTATCGTGTATCTATCCTCAAAATACACCAGCTGTACAGCTTTCATTCTGTCCTCACCGTTGTCCATACCCTCTGTCTGTTTTATCGCCTTGTTAATAGCGTACATCCATAGGGCTGACTGGGCTGTATTTTCTGCAATCAGTTTGTCTGGGTATTTTTTTACCTGCTTTACTGCGTGTCCGTACCAATCATGCTTAGGATTGCTCATCGTTCTATCTCCCCGTTTCTTCCAACTTTTTTAAACCTCACTCTTTGTAGCGCGTCAGGGTACTTTGTTGTATTGACTCCCGAAAAAAATTGTTTTAAATCTCTACTCCATGTAAGTTGGGAAGGTGTAAAGTCTTTGTATATTACTTCTATCTCAAGAGACTCGGAATTTACTACAACGTCCGTTACGATATATAATTCTCCTTTGAAGTGCCTGTATATACAACCAGTCATTTCTTCTTTCAAATATTGAGCGTCCTTCTGAATTTCCATTACGTCGGTAGAACGCCTTGTATCATATACAGCAGTTAACATCTTTCTTCCTCCTTTTAAATATACTCATTTCTTTTTTCCTTTCTTGTCTTCATGCTTCTATACGTTTTTTCGCTTTACAAATAAACTTGTTATTTCCTCCTGTTTAAAAATATGTGAGCGTATCCGTGGCGTTGTTTGCCATCAACTCGACTCGTTTTAAATATCTTAACTGATTCTGGATGTATGCATCGGAGTCTTTGCCTCCGGCCGCTCTCCAGTCAGCTATTCGCTTATCAACATCTTGCAGTACATTAATCGGAATCATATCAAGATTGATATCTTCGAGACTAAGCTGTTTCATCTTTTTGCTCCTTTCATATATGCTCATGCGCCGTTTTGCCTTTGCAATGTTCGTGATTTCGTGTATCCATCTCTTTCGCCTAATTTTTCTGCAATAGCTCTTATTACATTTACAGTTACGCCGTTTCCTGCTTGCTTATATAATTGACTATCAGAATTAACAAACTCTGCTTTTTCAAAATAGTCATCTGTCCAACCTTGCAGCCTAAAGCATTCTAACGGCGTTAGTCTTCTGATTGCTATGTAACATTGATATTTTTCATACCAGACCGCATATACAACCAGTTCTTCCGATACCTGGACGAAGATTCCCTGATTGCAACTCGTGTCGAGCGTGTTGGCGATTTCTTGTCCGACTCTTCTTCTTCTTGTCTTGCTGTTTGGCATTGAGAAGTTCACGCTGTCAATTCCCGCTCTGCATTCTGCATAACCTTGTTTTGTTGCTTCTTTGACTCCGATCGCGATTCCGCTATCTTGCCCTGCATGGTTCGATACTCCTTTATAATATCTTGCCTTCAGGCATCGTGCCTGCCCCGTCATCTTCGAGCCTTCACGACACAAGTCAATGAAGCATGGTAAAGCAACATGGTGTTCCCTTCCGCCGCCTTGACAAGTGCTTAATGCTTCTGTGATTCCATCTTGTGCAAATACCTGCGTATTTCTTCTGTAACCGTCCCTGTGACCTATTATTTGAATACTATCTTCTCTGTCTGCTCTTTCGACAGGAAATACTTTTGCGGTACTTCTTCCTCTAAGATGTCCGATAATGAAGCACCTTTCCCGGTTTTGTGGCACTCCGAAATCTTTGGAGTTGAGCACCTGCCATTCTGCATCATACCCCCTCTGCTCCATTTCAATGAGCAGTCTGGCGAAATCCCATCCTCCATTAACACTAAGCAAATTCTTAACGTTCTCAATGAAAAGGTAAGTGGGTCTATTTTCTTCTTCGAGTTGTCCGATAAGGTACATAACTCTGAAAAACAAGCTTGAACGGTTTCCTTGAAACCCAAGTTGCTTTCCTGCAACGGAGACGTCTTGACATGGGAATCCGAAACACCAGCAATCTGCTTTTGGAATGTCTCCGGCATATACTCTTCTAATGTCATTTGCGTACCACTCTCCATTCCTGTATTCCTCCTTTAGTATTTCTTTTTGTCGCTGTTTCAACGGCATTTTGCTCAAAAATTCTCTTTGTTCCTGAGTAAGCAGATGCATTGATGTGTAACTTGCGGTTGCAAATTTATCGAATTCGCAAAACCCGACACATTCATGCCCCGCTAATTCCATGCCTCTGCGGAACCCTCCGATTCCGGCAAAAAAATCAATAAACTTCATTTTCTCTCCTCTTAAATATGCTCATGTGGTTCAAACGGTTCTGCGTGTTTTTCAGCTTCCTGCTCAACCAATCGGTTATACTGCTCCACAAATTCGTCCTCGCTTATATTACCTTGCATGAATTTTTCTGATATGCTCATGTAGGTGTCTGTTTTTGTTGCGCTGCTGTCCATTTACGCCTCCGATCATGTATCAATTTCGCTCCAATCAAATTTACAGCCACATTCGCCGCAGTATTTATTCCTGCTTTCTGCATCCGCCATTACTTGCCTTCCACACAAGGGACATTCATAATCAATGTCTCCATTTAATGCATCTAAGATAATCGGTTTTACTGGTTTGAGCTGTCTTTTCAGTAGTTCCACCACTTCCTCGCATTGTTTTTCATTTTCGCAGCTAATAGTAATGTCATTGCTATCATCATATTCGCTAAATGTTCCATCTTCGTTCTGGATAAGCATAATTTCTTTGTCCTCTAACATCTTTCATTCCCCCTTATTCTTCCACACACTTTCGTCCATTCCCCCGCAAATCTCTTTTCCTCCAAGTCGTTTGGGAAAAACTTTGTTTTTTTGTTTTTGTTTCCTCTGTTTCTCAACTCCCTTTCTACGGCTTCAATTTTCCCTTTTGATTTGGGTGTTTTGCGTAGTTCGCTCATTGCTTCCCTTAGTTCCTGCTCTGTGCATTCCACCAAGAATGCAGCTCGGTCAAGGCTTGGTATTTCATATAGTTTTTTCGCTATTTTGTTTTGTATTTTAGCAAAATCTTCGTCTTTCAGCCCGTATGGCATTTTTATTTCTCTTCCTCCTTCATCATTAACTCAACCCATTTTCTCGCTATTTCTTCTTGTGTGTCTTTAACATCGTCCCACGCGTCTGTGTTGCAGGCTAGTATTTCACAAATCAATATAACTTCTGCCATATTTTTACGTAAAGCAGCCTCTGCTTTTAACACTTCCGCTGGGGTTGGGTTAAATCCCATAATTGTCGCACGCATCGTTGCGGCTTTGGACAATTCATCCGCCGTTTCTGTTAATTTACCAAACAATGTGCCTATTTCTAAATGTTCTAACAAATAGTCTTCCACTTCACTGTTTTGCATTTCTTCTACTTTCATTTTCTTTCCTTTCCCCTCCGGAATAAATCCGGAGGAATCAATGGCATATAACTCCTCATGGAACCGTTAACGTGTTTCTGTAATGTGTATCTATCCTTAACCCCGGAGGGTGTCCAGCTTTAATATCTTACCCAGTCAAACGGCAATTTATTTACTAGTAGGCAAGCCGCGCCCTCCTTTCCTACCGCAAAAAGGCAATTTCGGCAATATTTATGCTCGTTGCAGTACTTCTTGAGTATTTTCGCCGCTTTTCTTGCTTCTGAGTCTCCTGTTTTTTTCATTACGCCACCTCCCTGATCGTGATGCCATACCGTTCAAGCATCAGTTTTCTCTTGATGATGTATTCCGGATTTTTTCTTGTGCGCGGGGATTTTACGTCCTCAACAACAATCTTTCCCTCTTTGTCTGTGTAGCGGAAATCTGCTGTATATGATACGGGGCGTTCTGTAGTGCCATCCTCTCGTTTCTGGCTGCCTATAAGGATGTATCTAGCCTGTCGCTCTAATCCTGTAATTTTCCCCGCTTCTTGCATCGCCGCCAGTTCTAAATAGCGATGCATTTCTTTTTTACTGTCAAACTTTCCGGCTGTCGTAAAAATCTTTTTATTTTTAAATTTGTTCACAGGTAATTCCTCCCAAATGTTTTGATAAATTCTTCCCTCGTTCCGTTGTTCTCCTCCCAGTACTTCTGCGCCAGCTCCTTGAGGTACCTGTCTAGCGGTCCGTTGGGATTGCGGTGTACTGCCTCGCCACCGTTGGTATGGTGATTCAAACACAAATAAACTGTAAAACCATACTTTTCGGCTTGTTTTCTGTTGCTACTGCCATATAAGACATGATGCCTATGTAAATTTTGGGTTGTTTTGCAGAAGAAGCACTCTTTTTTTGTTTGTAGTACGCTATTCATTGCTAGAATCCTCGCTTGTGAAATGATATTCCATTAAATCAGCAATCATTAGGTATTCTTTTGCTATTTTTCCGTTTCGTGTTTCTTTTACCTGTTTTCTAAATCCTTCCAAGTCTCCATGGAAACACCCGCAATTAACCATTATTTTTTTATTTTTGCCACTATAAAAAGTTGTGCAGCGGAATTCTGTTCCGAAGCCCTGTACTAATGCATAATCTGCGTCGCCGTAAACCCTTGCG